CCGCCATGCCACCGCCTGAAGGCGTCATTGCGCCAGTAACACCGCTCATAAGACCAGAAGCAGCTAGCATCGGTGCAGCCTTACCAATGATACCCCCCGGAAGACCAGCCTTAGCAGCATTACCGAAGCCTTGTGCGATCCCAGCAAGACCCTTTTTAGCTGCAACTTTGGCAACGCCTTCCCCACCTAGCCTAGCAAAATCTGCTGCTTCCCCACTTAGCCCGGACACAGCCCCTTGTTTAAGCCCTTCTTTAGCAGCATTACCAAAAACATTGCCAGCACCCAAACCACCAGCAAGTGAAGCACCGCCATATGCTTGGAGACCGGCCATCAGACCTTTCTTAAGGCTACCTGTTTTAAGAACAGAGCCACCAGCAACAATACCAGCCGCAGCGATTGCGTTCACGCCCGGAATAAGCATAAGGCCAGCGCCAAGGAGCGTAGGTAGTAGCTTCTTAAGGAAACCAGCTTCGGGCAGACCTGTTTGTGGGTTAATAGTAAGTGAGCCGCCATGCGCCATAGCCAGACCCTGAAGGCTATTTACTTCGCCCGGTGTCATGTGCACGAGCATGGAATCTTCGCCGCGACCTTGGTCCTGAATCTCTTGCGCCATTGGGTTCATACGGTTGTTCAAGCCAGAAAGAGCAGGCAAACCACCAGCACCCGGGACTGGGTTATTGTTGTACATGCCCCCTACGGGGGTGTACGGAGTGGGGTTAGATGGTTGAACGTTCAGTTCCTGCATGATCTTAATCCTTGAGCGCTACCGTGTACTTACACTGACATTACCGATTTGTCCAAAACTAAACACCATTCTTACACGATCACGGTAACTGTGCCGATAGACCCGGTAGCAGAAACGCCTGTTAGGGTAACGCTGCGGACGTTAATCTTCGACGACACAAAGAACGCTTCGACAATAGCCGAAGGTGTACCCGGATGTGCAGGTGTTACACCTGCTGAATATGCAACCGCTGGAAGATGTTCCATCACCACGCTTGTGCTGGTTGTGGCCCACACAACTTCAACCCAATCGCCCGCTGTCACTGCGGCACCACTAAACGGCGTAACTGCGATAAGAAAAGAGGGGTCACCTGTAGATTTGCGGGGTGGTATTGTAAACCGGCTGTTTGAGTTGACGACATCCGCCGTGGTGGTGCCATTGTTGTACCGGAACCAAATGTCTACTTCTTGGGTGTCGTTCGTCGTGTTTTTGAACGATAGGCTGTATATCAGCATATAGATGCCGGGGACGGCAAAGGTAATCCGCGTGTTGTTAACGCCTGTTATGGATATGTCGCTGGCGAACGACGTCACTTCCAGCTTAACTGGGTAAGCTATATCAATAGCTGCGGCAGACTGGTCAACTAAACTAGTAAACTGGTTATGCGGGAACGTCAGACCAATACCGTTACCATAAAAATTATCAGCCCGATAAGACTGCGCTTGGTTGGGTGTGTTTGAGTCTAGCTGGTTGAAGTAGATTTCGATGACGCGGATAAGCTGCCGCACATACTGCGGATCGTATTGTGCAGGTGGGTTAGGTAGTGGGGCGGCTTTGAACCGCTCGAGAGCCATTAGCGCCGTCCGTCTTCACGCGCATCTAAACGCGGCGCACCGAGTTGCCACTGAACACCAAGAGCTTCGGACTGGATTTTAAATGCCATCTGGCGCGCACGGGCGCGCATGAAGACCTGATCGGTATACTGGTTAACCGAGGTCTCTACGACTATCTTGCTATCGCTCGAGTTGTTTGTGAGCGCCGAACCGGGGAAGTTGCGGGTGCGGATTTGCATATCTACTGCCGGATTATTAGCCGTAGAGCCACTAAAACCAATGTCAGGTATGATGCGCCGCGAGAGCATGAATACATCGCCATCCCCCAAGTCAAAGTCGGATGATTGGATATATGCCACTAGCGGGTCGGTGTCCGCGTCGATGCCTTCCTCATGGTTGTACAAGATACCATCCGAGAAGTCTGAGAGCGACGTGTTAGCAGCTTGCGGGTAGCGGCGCAGTGGCGTATCCAGCCAAGCAGTGCGCTCGATTGTCCCATAGTACCAGATTTTCTCAAGGTGGTTATATACCACATAGGCGTTGTTAAAGTCGGCACTGTCCGATGGGTAAAACCACCAGACTTCGTTCCACTGCTCGTTGGTGCTGCAAATAACCTGATCGGATTGCGCCATGTTGATGTTCTGAAACACGTGGTTACGCAAGGTGCAGGGCAGTGTCTCGACGCGACCGGTGTAAGCGTAGAACTTATCTTGGCCCATCCAGTAGGTAATGTTAGACGCCGTTGCCATCGCACGTGAGGACATAACCGAGATATTATCGGCATATTCCTGCAAGCCAAACACGTCCGTCGTGCCGAGGAACTGAAGGGTATAGAGGTGGCTATCCGTCCAGACTAAGATTTCCTGACGTGCTGGCAAAGCGCGCACAATGCGCGAACCACGCGATACCCGAAGGTCACCTGCCGTATTTGTGGTGGTCGGCGTCCAGTCACCCGGCGTATCTTGGTCAGCCCAACGGATAAGCATAGGGTCGAAGTCATCAGGATCGGTAGACCCAAACGGCACAGCACCAAAGGCAACCAAGTGTCGGTCTTGCTGCGACACGAGCAACTGCATAATCTTAACGGGCACAGCGTTAGCAATATACCCTTCCGCCGTTGCATACGCTTGTAGCGTAATTGCCCGCGTACTAAGCGCCGTGCCCGGATCGGGAGTAGCACCACGAGTCCACCAGTAGCCAGCCCCGTTGCGGATGTTCATGACGAGGTCGTTGTCGAAGTTATCAAACCACCAGTCGCGCTGCTGGAAGAAGACCGGCTCCTGCGAACCAAGACCCCAAGCATCACGGCTCCACAAGCCCGTACCCCAACCATATCCGGCAGTCGTGATTGGATAGCCGGGGCGGATTTCATAGTCGATAATAATAGCAGTACCGCCTCCACCAGCTACGTTTGTGGTGACCGGACCCGTAACAGGGATTGTAAAAGTCAGGCCGGTAACAACAGTAATCTCGTGGTTGCCGTTGATCTGGGCGGCAGGGATACCACCAATCGTACCAGCTACGCCTGAGATTTGAACGAAGTCACCCGTCTCTGCCTCGTGTGCCCCCGCCAACTGGATGGTTACCACGTTGGGCGCAGTTGTGTCCGTGTAGATGCAGTTGTCTGAGTCCGGCGTATCAACCGTCGGGTTTACCGGGCGTAGTGGGGTAATGTCGTTGTAGTAGCCACCATTCTCGATGTAAGCCTTCTGGTGTGTTCCTAACGCCAAAAAGTTATCGGAGTAGGTCGTAGACCAGTTCAACATCTGACGGCACACGCCTTGGAAGCTACCTGACGTGTAGCGTTGCCAGCCGCCGACCTTCTCGGGGTAGCCAGAACGGAACCGAATTTTGTCGCACTCGAACCAACCGCCCTCGTTGGAGTAGTCGGTCTGGTCGCGGTTTACACCGGGCTTAAACTGGAGCTTGATGAATGGCATCTCTTTGCTCCTACGACTGACTAAACTGGAACTGCACGTAGCCGCTCGCGCCACCAACTTCGATGCTGTACTGCTGCCCCGGAGTAACCGAAACAGCAGCAGAACTCACTATAACTTGCGGTTGTCCCGCCGAAGTAGTGCCCGCTGCGGTAAACCCGAAAGCGGAGGATGGACTGCCGGGAAACTCGCCGCCCTCGTTGTATACTTGAACACCGATACTCCATTCAGTGGGAGGTTGTGTCGGGCCACCTACTAGGGCAGGGCTATTGTTATCCCACGGGCCAAGAAGGCGTTGAGCAACGCCGTTTATACGTAGGGTTACAGAGCTTTCAAAACCCCAATAATAACCGTTCGTAGAGGAGTTCCAATACAGCCCTATCGGGTCGTAAGTTACAAAGCGGTCGCCAGTTCCACCCGAGTTAAAATTACGCAAGACTGCGTTTGAGTAGGAGGCTACGTTAATATATGATAAGCCATCCGATGAACCCGGTGAATCGAAGCTCGGCGTATACCTAGCGGCGTAAATATTGCCCGTGCTATCGAACGAGAAAAAACCGTCTGAAAAACTATATAGACCGCCAGCAACCTGAAGGTTTTGAATTATAGACACGCCAGAAGGTGCAGTCCAAACGCCAGAACTGTTAAATGTAACCGTCTGAAAGACAGGAGGCGGACCCGGAGGAGGCGGAGGAGGCGGAGTCGGGGTCGGAGGAGGCGGTGGAGGAGGCGGAGGAGCAGCCGAAAACGTACCAGCCCCTCGTGCACTTGCTACTCCACGTGTGACGATTGTCGGCACTGTGCGCTCCTTAGACGAACTTAGTCAGCGATGCGAAGACCGTATAGGTCGCACTACCCGTCTTCACGATGGTATATGTATAAGCGTCGATACTTGAGGTGTTGCCTACGACAGGCGCACTATTCTGCCACTTGGGGGTGATGGTCGCACCGTCAACTTGAAAAACATTATTGTAGTAGCCTACGGTGCTGATGGTAGCAAAGACCGCAACGGTGATCGCCTGCCCAGTCGAGAGCAGTGAGTTGAGGGTCGTACCGCTATTACCTCGGATATTAACCGTCCAGTTAGCCGATGCGTTGCCAGTATAGTAGAGCACCGACTGCGTGATTGCGTCGATAGTCAAAGTGCCACTCAGGCCCGAACCCACAACAGTAGCTGTTTCAATGGCGTAAGCCAGCGGCTGGAGCGATGTGATGTCCGTGTTAGTACCTGACTGGGCTGCGCTCAGGTTAGACCGTGCGCCAGAAGCTGTATTCGAGCCTACGCCGCCAGAGGTAAGGGCGAGAGGCGTCCCAAGCGTAAGCGACGTCAGGTGCGTCGTAGAGTCCACCACATTTACGCCGTCATTGTAAACCCACATGGTCTTGCCAGTAGGCACCGTAATGCCAGTGCCCGCAGTTGTTTTGACCACCACGCTGTCAGCGCAGGTGTTGTTGATGATGTAGACCTTCTCGATGTTAGGCACGACCAGATTGCGTGTCGAGCCACCAGTGGTGCCGATCAGGTTCAAACGCAGGTTACGTGCAGGCTGCGTCGTGTTTACGTTGGTAAGAGCAAGAGTGACGGTGCCACTGGCGAAGGTAACATCCGCTGAGCCGACAACAGCTTCCTCAAGCGCGGTCCCGAGGTTGATATTTGTGACGTTACCCCACGTGGCGAGGTTCTCGCCCGTTGCCATAAGCTGGAGTTTGAGGTTGCTATATGTGCTTGACATCTTCAGTCCTTACGTCGGTATTGTTGTCCAGTTCGGGTTCTGCGCGTCATTGATCTGACCCCAAACCAAAGCAGAAGTTAAGTTACCAGTGCCTGTTACTCCGGTTGGGTATACACGCATATTGATAGCAATGAAAGGTGTACCTAGCTCACCCGTAGCCTGCACCCCTGTAGGCCGCACACCGCTCTGTTGGCGCACAGTGCCAATCTGGCCGACACCTTGAACTCCGGTGACGCTGAAGTTAGCAGCGGCACGAACAAGCACAGTGCCAATCTCGCCGGTACCAACAACACCGTCCTCGATGATCTTACCGTTGGCAATGACGTTAGCTTGGCCGGTTTGCCCTTCAGCCTGCATACCTTGGAGGATGACGTCGGAGTTTGCCTTGACAACCACAGTGCCAACCGCGCCGGTACCGAATACGCTGTCTTCAATAATAATTGCATCGGCATCAACGCTAACCGTAGCCACAAGACCCGCAGCCGAAACGCCTGTAACCGTAACGGTGCTCGCCGCGTTAACAGTACCAACCTCGCCAATACCTTGGACACCAGTGATATCGAAGTTAGCAGCGGCACGGACGACAACAGTACCAACCGCGCCTGTACCTTGCACACCAAAGAGGCGGTAGCCGACGGTGGCCTCGACTTGTCCAAGCTGGCTTACCCCTTGCACACCAGTAACGGCGACAAGCGCATCAACGACGCCAAGTGCCGCGAACGGGGCTGCTGCGAAGGGGGCTATGCCGAACATATGTAATTACCCTCCTTCCGTCTAAGTTACTTCGTAGTTACTTTACAGCTACTGCGTCAGTCCATGCTTTAACCGTTAACCGATGCTTTACACTACAATCCGTGTATTTAGCAATGATGTCAGCTTCCCAGAGCGCACGCTCAGGGTCAATAAGTACGAGCGGCGGGTTCTGAAGATTTGGGCACTTCGCCGCTAGGTTTGCCGGTGGTAGCGGCATTGGCGTCACTGACACCGCTTTCGAGCACCCTGCGCAAAGCGTCAGAACCAGCGCAATCAACAGGAACGGCAGGAGCCGTTTTATATATTTCACGTATGGTGTTGATGCGTTCGGTTGCCACCACATTGGCTTGATCTCGTTCGGATTCGTAGGTTTGCGAAACATTATCTACTACCTCTTGTTTTTTAACCCGTAGCTTTTCAGCCTTCTCCAGCGCCTTTGCGAAAGCTGCATCGCACTGCCAATCACGGACTTTATACCCAGAGGCCGCACCAATAATAAGCGCACCTGCCGCAGCATACAGCAGCATCGGGTTAGGGATTAAAGCCATGTTGCGTACTTCTTTGTCTTCATGCGACGATCATCAAGGCCATGTGTACCACCATTGATACGCTTTGTCAGCGCAAGAATTGCAGCTTCGTTGATACCCTTATCACAGATTGACCAAAGCTTGTTCTTGTCAAAGAACCAAAGGGCGCTCTCAAAGCACAGTTCACCCGCCACAAGGTCGGGGTCGTGCATTACTTCGGGTCGGTTGATGTAGTTGGCGAAGGCTTGGTAGTTGTCCTTCCCGGTGAGTTGGAGGGCACCCCTGCCCCGGAATTTCCACCCCTCCCCAGACGCTTCATTGCCATTGCCCATGCGGTTTGCGTATACCCGATTAGCAATCTTTTTTGGCTGGCGTTCATACGCCCTAGCCATTGCATCAGTCGGGAAATACTTGCGGAAGACACTGCGTAAACCTTTCGCGCCATAGTTAAGGTTTTCGCTAAAAGCTTTGAAGCCGCCGCTTTCGTGCGCTGTTTGAGCAAAGAAATGCGCTGCCCTATCAGGCGATAATTTATAGAAAGCCGCAGCCTTTTTAAATGTTCCCGGACCGAATGCGCCATCTGCGGTTACCCCTATTTTCTGTTGAAGGTTAATTAAGCTCACTTGTCTTTATCCTTGTTCCAAAGTTCAAACAGCGTCTTGATCTTCTCCTCCGCAACGCCAAGCCGTACGTCCATCTTAGCAAGGATGATCGTAAGCGTGATGAATGCAAGAACGATAGGCCAAAGCTGGCCTATCATCTCAACGGTGGAGAGTTCGCCTGCCATTATGCTGCTGGGTTGCGCCAGTCAGGAAAGTCGTTTTGGTCAACCACGCCGTCGCCGTTTACGTCATAGCGCAAGTCGTTGCGGTACTTCTCCCAAGGCTCCATGTCGTCGTCATCGTCAGCGTCTTCTACTACCGGCTCCGGCTCAACAGGGCGGATCAACGGCACGCTGTTAAATTCACCGACTTCTGGCTCTGGCTCCGGCGCTTCTGGCGCTGGTTCAGCCACCTTGTCACGCGCATTGGCGTTTAAACTCAAGCCCCCAAGTAGGCCGACGAAGGCACCAATGATGGTCTGGAAGGCTGGATTGACCGTCTCAAGGATAGCCGCGCTGCTCACAACGTCGTTCGACACAAACAAACCAACGGCAAGCGCAAGGACTACAACTAAGATAACCGCAGACAGCGTGACGATTGCCACGCGGATAACAAACTCGATGGTATCATTCGTGCCATCTAGCTTGCTTTCAAAACTATTTAGGAAGCTCATTACATTCTCCTTCTGTCTTCTTGGGCTTGCTTGGGCCACTACCCTGCCCAGCCATAAGTCCTGCCAACGCGCCCACGATAAATGTCGCAATAGGGTTAATCAGCTTAAAAAACTCAGCGTCATTCGGGGACTGCCCCTCCATCGGCTGCGATACAAACACCAGCGAGTATAGCACAGTTGCCACAATAAATGTAAGTGTCAGCGACAGTACAATGCCGACGATGAACCGCAGTAGTTCCTCTGGCGACCATTCACTTCTTGGCTTCATCTTCTTCACCTGTATTTATCAACCACTCGGTACAGTAGCCCATAGCTACACACTTAGGCTTCTTGCAGATTTCCTCCTGCCAGTTCGCAGGGTCTTGGCAATCATACCGATAGCGGTCTTTGCAGCCAGACAGTAATAACAACATCGAAATCAAAACCAAGCGCATTATAACCTCACAATGGACAGATGACTGCCGTATCTGTGTCTTGGTAAAACTCTATACGCCCTTTGCACGCAATATTCCAGTCCGGACCGTCAGCTTCTGACCAACTAGGCACCAGTATACGCACGTGCCGCGCCAAGTGTTCTTTACCATCTTCAAATACGCGCCAGACATGCTCAGAAGAACCACGACCCGGCTGTCCTGCGGACTTGTTAAAGCGGATGCGAAAGTGGCTCATTCGGGCGGTGTTGGCAGTTCAAAGCCAAAAGGAAAGTGCTTGGTCTGGTGTATACGGCGTAGCTCACGACGGTGCTCAACCCAAACTGCACGGCTACCCGCTGTAATAGGTTCGTCAGGAAGCATACGCCAATCACTTTCACGCAGACGATCCCAAGCTTCTTGACGGATCAGGTCTTCACGTGAAGCAGGCTCTGGTAAGGGAGGCTCATCACCTACATGAAACCAACCAGTATCGACATGGTCAGGACCGATCCACGCAAGGTCGCCTAGCTTATCCTCAAGGTTGGCGAGACCAAATACTGGCCCCCAATTCTCAGGTAGAAGCTGCGGTTCGTTTAGCTCTTCGCCGCTGCTTAGGCGCTTCAACTGCCATAGTTTCGCCATTGGATTCTTCCGTTAAGTTTAGACCGGGTTGCTGTTCTGGAAACGGCAAGCTAGCGCCAACTTGGTTATGTGGTGCCATGTCGTTTGGGAAAGGTGGGTGGCCATTTAGATGTAGGCGCTCTTCTTCCGAAACCCGCCAATCGCGCCACGATGCAAAATCCTTGCGTGGAACTAGTTGAAGATGGCAACCTACATTCGCTGCAAGTTGGTGAATAAGCTCAATAGCTTCCACCGGCTGCATGATAGCGAACGTGAATGAGCCATCGCCGCGACGCATAATAAGTTCTGTCGTGCCACCAAACGCCGTGCCGACCGTAACACTGCGGGCGCGCGCTTGCGCCTCCTCAAAGTGCTGCTGACGTAGCTTAGTCTTGTTCATTGCGGGTTCCACGAAACATTGACTTGTCCGCCAGACCCAACGGTAACAGGGTAGCCCGTTCCTCCAACCACTGGCACGGCGTTGAAAGTATTCGGGTTTGCTGCCACACCTGCGTTACCAGAGTTGCCGGAGTTTCCGGCGTTACCTCTTCCGCCGCCGCCGCCTCCCTGTCCGGCGCCAACTCCAAAACCGCAACAAGCACCCCCGCCGCCACCGCCGCCCCCTGCCGCCCGCTGTACATTAGATGCTCCACCGCCGGAGCCATTGCCAGCTTGTTGCGGCCCGCCCTGTCCGCCGTTTCCACCACCGCAGGTCCCGCCCGTGCCAGCAGTTCTTGACTGATTTGGCGCACCGTTCCCGGCATTGGTGGTCCCAGCACCACCACCACCACCGCCGCCGCCGCCATCGGGAGTGGACCTTCCAGAGCCCGCCCCGCCACCCGGCGACCCGCCGGGCACTGGAGTGGTAGGTGCTGGATAACCACCGCAAGACGGCCCACCAAAGAGACGTTCCGAGGAGGTCCCAGTCGTACCGTTGTTGCCAGCATTTCCAGAGTTACCACCAGAGCCACCGGTTCCGCCCGCGCCTCCGGAGAAATTATAAGAATTTGAAAATGACGACGCGGTTCCAGTATTTCCAGAAGGACCACTAGTACCAGTTGTTCCGGGATTACCAAAAGCATTCCCACTGTTACCGCCGCTCCGTGGCGCAGCATAAAAAATATAAGTACTATTACAATAGCAATAACAATAAACATAACCGGCTCCACCCTGTCCGCCAGCGCCGCCCTTGCCGCCATTGCCTGCATTTCCTACGCTTCCCGGATTACCCGTTCCCCCGCTTCCAGTTGCGGTCACAGACGAAATACCCGGAGGCGCGGTCCATGTGCCTGACGCGTTGAACGTCTGGCTGCCACCGGGTGTCAAAGACACGCCGCCAAACATAGTTACTTTAGTTGTTCCAGTCGGCATAACATCCTCACTCGTAATAAAACCAGCCAGTTACAATATATTTGCTTTGCGACCCAAGCACCGTATTTCCACGGTGTGCATGAGTAAATGCTGCGGGCCACATTAGCATAGTATTGGCCTGCGGGGCAACCCGACAACGCTGGTACAAAAACTCCGTCTCACCGCCATCGTTCTCGCCCAGTGAGTTAAGATACAACATGTATACCAAAACGCGATCCGCATGGTCGCCGTTACCTTGCTCGCCATGCCAAACGTGATAGCCGCCTCCGGGATCGGTGCGCTGCATCTTCATATGCGTGCCGTGGATACGCCCCTGTTTCAGCACAGAGAACTGCGCGGTGTAATCGTCATAACACGCCTGCAATCCTTTGAAAAACATATCAGTAGCCGACTTATCTTCAAACGGGGCAACAGTATGCACCCCCATATTCAACCCAAGTTGCATATCATCTTTGGAGTGCCGAGGCGCTCCTTCACCATTCTGGCGATTGGTACCCGCGCCGCTTTGCGTGAGGCGCTCGAACTCCGCAATAAGATGATCGCAATACCCATTAGGATACACACCGTGGTACATCTTAATAAAGTCTTCTTGATTGCTCATCTGAATGGTGGTCCTGAAATCCATGCCACGAGAGACTGACGTGTCCCTTGCGTGACGGGTGTGACTTGATGGAGAGTGTACGCCGGAAACGCGGCTATGAGCCCCCGCTGTTTGCGGACGTTCTTCGGTTCACCGCCTGTAATTACTTGGAGGTTGCCGCCTTCGTAATCCGCTGGGTCCGACAACTGAAGCACGAGGCTCAACTTGCGGCCCGGGGATAGCTTCCCGACGGAGTCTTGGTGCCAGCCGTACATGCCATGCTCGGACTGGTTGTAGTTGGTTAGCTGCAACGGCTCCCCAAATCCGGTCAGGTCAAAGCGATAATACTCAGCGTTCAGCGACGACGCAGCGTGCGCCAGCTTCTCAAACACCCATGCCGTCTCAGTCGTCTTATTCAGCCACGAGACTTGCGACCGGCGGATGTTGTTGAGCGCGGCTTGTTCGGGGTTACCGCCCACCTGAGCCTGTTGATCGGCGTTCTTGGCTTGCTCTTGCAGCCAGTTCAACTCTTGATCCGTAAACGCGCCTTCCCACCATACGAAGGGTTCAATTGGCATAGCGTAAGGTGTTAGCAAGTGCTGCATGGACGGTCTCGATGAGATATTATGAAATGCAGGCACCGCGTAGGTGTCTCGGCGTTCCCACCCACAAGTTGGTGCTGCATCCATGAGTTAGAGAAGAGCACAGTTCCCGGCTGGACGTTGTTAAAGTGGATGCTGTTTGTGGCGTTCGTCACTTCGTCGCTGGGCGCAAAGTCCAACTCAATCATCGCCTTGTTTGCACGCGTGTCATGATACACTGGGTACGCGCCCCCTTGAGGCGCATCGACAAACATCCACCCGCAGACTTGGCTGTTCTTGTGAACGTGGACGTTTGTGCTACTTCCCGCCACAGTTTCCTGCGCCCATAGCCCTGCGAGGTAGAAGTCGTAGCGCTCAACCGCGTAGCCTTGGTCACGCAGCATTTCGACCCCAGACAACAAGAGATAATCTGCAACACGCCGAAACGCCGGATCATGCTGGACACTACCAGTTTGGCACATAGGGTGCCCGTCGCATCTCACGTTATCGAGGTGTTGGATACAAGCGGGTAGTATCTCTTCTACAAGATCAGGCCGCTCGTCCCGGTATACAAGAGCCGGGAAATATGCAAAGCCCTGCATCACGCATTAAATTGTGTAGCAAGCTCTTCAGCAAACGCGGCAATCTCAGCAGCAGTGATACCCGCTTCTTCAACGGGCTTATTGCGGGCGTTCTCTACGATGATTTCCTTAGCCATCCGCAGCAACTCCAGCTTGGCGCGGCGTGCCTCCATCTCCTGCTCATGTTCCCGACGGGCTTTTTCAGTTTCTTGCTGGCTAGCCAACTCAAGCGCCCTTTGCGCCTGCATCTCTTCTGTAGTAAGCATTGCGTGTTCCCTTTAAGCTATCATGTTCTTCATGGCGATGTTGCCATAATATGTCGTGCCGTTATCTGGCGTAAAAAACACCCAAATGTCAACTGCGTTAGCAGTAGTCGTACGCGACAACGTGGCTGCACCACCCGGAAATTTAAATGCTCCGCCAGCCCATGCAACTGAGCGACTCGGAGTAGCGTCGTTTGTCAGAATCAGCGTAAAGGATGACCCGCGGTTGGAGTTAGCATTAGGGTTCGTCAGCGTAAAAGTGCAGTTGCCGGTTAGCGTAGCGGTAAAGACGTTACCCTGCCGGAGGTCAATGCTGATAGCAGTGCCGGTGTTGCCCAGTGCTACCACTTCATCTGAGTAGACTGCTTCGAGGTAGCCAGCGGCGGTAAGCCTAGCAACTTCTGCGCCGTTAGTACTGAACGCAAGTGTGTCAGCCGTTGGAGACCACATGCCGGTATTAAGATCACCCGTGAACGTATAGGACGGCGTGCCAACCGCGCCGAGGGCGTTGGCAATACTGGTGGCCGAAGCTGCGCCTAAGACAGGCGTAACAAGGGTCGGGCTAGTCGATAGCACGACAGCGACACTACCGGTAGACGTTGCAACCCCCGTGCCGCCGTTGGCAACAGGCAGTGTACCTGTAACCGTCGCAGAAGCAAGATCAACGCTCAATGTACCGCCGAGAGTAAGCGAACCCGTGGAGGTTACCGAGCCCGTGAGGGTAATCCCGCTAACCGTGCCAGTGCCGCCTACGCTCGTAACCGTACCTACATACTGGTCAGCCGACGAAATGCTAAAGCTCGGATAAGAGCCGCCGATTGTCGTGGTGCCGCCACCCGTAAGTGCGACAGTCTGGTCGGGAGCCGAGTTGGTAACAGTAATTGCACCGCTACCGTTGCTGATTGTAATCCCTGTGCCCTGTGTTAGCGTGCCCTGAGCAAGTGAACCATCTGAAGACTTACCGATCAGGAGTTGCCCGTCAGTATAGGCCGTATGTCCCGTACCACCAGCAGCAGTGGGGAGCGTACCCGCAGTCAGCGTCGTCGTGCCCGACGAGAAAATCGCTCGGTTAGCAGCGCCGAATGTAGCCAGACCCGTACCGCCTAGCGTCGTAGCTACAGGATTTGTTAGGCTGAACTGTGTGCCAGACAGCGTAAGGCCAGTGCCTGCCGAATAAATCTGAGCCGATGAAATCTGCGCAAACGTGATGTTTGTCGTACCAAACGTAATGGTCCCGACGGTGTTGCAAGTGTAGGTCTCGCCTGCGCCGGTCGTGCCCTGTTGGACAAAAACAGTCGAGCCTTGGCTCAGACCGGCTGGGCTAGCGCTGACATAAGTGTTTGCGTCACTGGAGCGTGTCAGCACCCAGTTAGTCGAGACGCTACCTACCGTCGTAACAACGTAGATGCCATTCTCGGTCTGATCGGTCTGCGTATAAATAAGGACGCGGTCAGCGACGCTAACCGTTACACCATCAAGAACCAGCGCAGCTTGAGTGCCCGCATTGGTCAGGGTAGCGCCAACCCCGGCAGTGCCGTTGTTGTACGTCGCGTTCAGGTTGGTCGGTGACTCGACCCGCACCGGCTGATGGAAGTGAATACCAGCGGACACCTGAGTGTCCACATACTGCTTGGTAGCTGCCTGCAAGTCCAATGCCGGGTCTTGGGTCAGCGTAACCGAGACCAGACCGGCAAGAGTTGTAGATGTAGCGCCAAGGGAGATAGCCGTCGTGCCGACAGTGACCGCACTATTGCTTAGCGCAGCGTTGGGGATTGCAGTGAAGTTTGTACCCGTAAGCACCGGAGCCGTTGAGAAAGAAGGCGTTGTGCCGCCAATCAGAACACCGGAAGCCGTAGCGACAAACGCTGTGGTATTAGCAGCCGTCTGGTAAGGGACAGAGCCAGCAGCGCCAGCAGCTAGGTTAGTAGCCCGCGTAGCAGTTGCCGCGCTACCAGTAATGTCGATGTTGACGTTACCGGAAGCGTCTTCGTTTACTGAGCGCTCTGCTGGGTAAGTGACAAAAACAGCCTTATCACCGGAACCGAAGTTAACAAGATTGCCGCTATTGCTGGAGGCTAGCACGGTATCACGGCTTAGGCTTGTGCCTATCGAGGTGTATGCCCCGATACCAACTTCCCAATCATTACCACCGTATATGGTGTAGTAGGTTGTGTTGCCGTTGCCGATAACAGCAAAGGACTGAAACCCAGTGGGGGGAGTATTGGCAAGCGTAATCGTCCCCGTACCA